ATCTTCAGTTTCAGAAGCTCTATATCTTACATGTAAGAAAGGACGTCTGATATTTGATCCTAACATTTGATCGTATACTGTAGTAGTTCCAGCAGGAACCATTACACCATCAATCTCTTTGTCTAAACCTCTAGTTGTAGCATCATTTAGATATTTCCAATCAGTCTTGTAGAAGTCATAAGAACCTCTTCTAAAACCAGAAAATCCAAAGTTTAATGCCATATCACCATCGTTCTCAAATAGACCATAAGAAGCAGCTTGAGCAGAAGCGAATCCACCGTTAACAGCAGCTATCATATCATCAAAATCAAGAGCAGTAGCTCTAGATAAGAAAAGCATGTTTTCTTCTATAGCACCTTGCTTGTCTAGGTTTTTAAGGATTTCATCGAAATCACCTAAAGCACCAGAACCAGGAGCAGCAGCACCAGCAAAACCAGAGTATATATTACCTCTTGTTTCAATAGCAGAAAATAAACCTTCAGTACCTTTTACTACTTGTCCAGGAGCAGCTAATGTAGTTGCAGGTGTAAAATTAGGACCAAAAGTCTGACCAGCTGTAGCCATTTTCTTTCCTTCAACCATTGACATTTCAAGATAATCTTCGAAACGTAATCTTGTTTCAGACTCAGCTTTTAAATACCATAAGTATCCAGATTGACCATCTTCAGTAGCAACTTCAACCCATCCAATTTGAGCAGCATCAGAACCAGCTAGTTCATAGTTGTCTTTCAATATAATTGGAGAATTTTTAAACGTACTTAAAGTTGGCTCAATAGCTCCACTCATACCGTTAGTTCCTTTTGGAAATTCAGAACCATATACGAATAAACTATTAGTAGCACTAATTAAAGTAGTACCTACTAAAGTAGCGTCTTCATAACTAACACAAGCTAGAGTGTTAAAAGTAGCACCAGTAACATCTTTAACTAAAAGTTTAGCAGTAACTAAACCTGAAACATCAGAAACTAATATAGTGTTACCTATTCTTACAGCACCAGTGTCTTGACCAGCAGGTAAAGCAATAGTTACTGTATAAAGTGGATCAGCACCGTTTACTGCAACAGTTACAGAGTCATAAGCAACGTGTAATCTATTTTGCTCAGACCAAATAACTTGATCAGAGGTCATTGGCATTTCTGCTCCAACCATTCTCAAGAAACCACCTAAAGTTCTGTTTCCGTATCTTTCTACTTCAGCTTCGTAAAGCTCAGGTAGATATTGTTGTCCCCATTGTTCAAACCCAGCTTTCTGAAAGTCAATATAATTGTCTTGTACAGTTACTTTGTTTGGCATTGGAGTAATTTGTGCGGGAAACGCACCTATTCCAGGCGCTGTCCCATTATCTACAAATCCCATTTGTTTTTATTTTTTAGTTGTTGTTTTTATTTTTTCTTTTAATTTTCAACCTAGAACTATCTGCACCGCTAATTGCTCTTACTTTTAAACCATTAATAAACATATCACCATTAGCTTGTGGCCTAGGCTCATTTGTTATATTATTAGACTTAGCCATAATATCTTTAGTAGCGTCGGCTTTCCCTTGCTCATAAAAATGTTTAGCTACAGCATCAGCATTATCAGCAGCATAAATAGCTTTGTGGTAGTTAACAGCGTCAACAACTTCTCCTTCTTTGTTTAAGAACTTCTTAACAAATGTGTTTAAGTTAGACTGTTTTGCTGCAACATCGACAGAATTGTTTACATTGTATTTAAAAGTTTTATCTCCAATTTTAAAATCAAAACCTTTGAAATCATTGAAAATATCTTTTGTTTTTTGTTGAAACGTTTCATGTCGCTGTTTAGCTATTTCTTGTTCTTTGTTGTATGTATTGAGAAAATCTAAAGCTTTCTTGCCTTCATCACTAGTATTAGATTTAATTTTAATTTCATCATAATACTTTTGTTTTGTCTGGTCAAAGAAAGTTCTAGCTTTCGCAAGTTCTTCTTTAGCAGCAAGCTGCTTTTTTTTAATTTGTTTTTCTTCCTCTTCATCCTCGTCGTAAGAGAATTTATCTTCTATTAGAAATTCTATTTCTCCTTTATCTAGATGAGGTTTAGTAGTTTTATAATACTCTAGCAGTAATGCGTCTGGGTCTACTTTAGAATAGTCAGTGTTTAACCTTACGTAATCTTCAATATTACCACCAGTATCTTTCATAAAATCTACTAGTTTATTTATATTTTCTGGTAATACTGGAGCTTCTACTTTTTGCTCTACAGGCTTTTCTAGTTGCTCTGTTATCTCAACTATAGGATTTACTTTTTCTTCTTTACTCTCAACGGCAACGACTTTTTCTTCGTGTGTTTCTCCCACTTTTTCGCCATCTCCGGATTCGTTGCGTACATCCACTTTCTCTGCGCTTGGCTCTTGAACGGCATCTTCTTGTTTTTTAGTTAAATCAACTTTAAAAACCTTATCTGTAGGTTTTTTATAAGAAGGCTTTTTTATTTTTAAACCTTCTACTTTTTCTTCTTTTATTTCTGACATAATATAATATAATAGTTAATAAAATTATTGTGATAATAAGTCACTGTATTTTGCATCAAAATTTATTGGAGGCCCATCCATTTGTCTTTGTTGTATCATTTCACTTTGTTGTGAGCCTTCTAATTTTGTTCTTTGATCTTTTCTATCTTCGATCATGTTTTCTTTTTGACCTTGAGCATCTATTTCCATCTGCTTCAATTTCATGTCATAAGTGTATCTAAGATCTAATAGTTGCTGATCTATTTGAGCTTTTTGCTGCATTTGCAATATTTCGAAATCACTTTCTGCTTTTGCCAATTGCATTTTTTGCTCTGTTATAACTTGTTGTTTTTGTGTTTCAGCTAAAGCTGTTTGTTCTGCTAACTGACCGTTTGCTTGAGCTTGAGCTTGAATATTTTGTTGTTGAATCTGTTGATCTCGTTTTTGCTTTCTTTTTCTTCTTTCTTTAAGCATTTGATTAGCCAACTTTATGTTGTGTATTTCTCTAAGATCAATTGCATCTTCTAAATCAATAGCATTTCCTTTTAAAGCTATTTGTATATTCTGCTCTAAGTATTGTCTTTCTTCTTCGTCTGGTTCTAAATTTAAGAATATACCAAAATCATGCATGTTTAAATTACTTATTTCTTCTAAAGTAGAAACATTATATCTTGATATACTATTTTCTAAAGCAGACTTAGTAAATGGATATTCTAAAGAGTCTGATATTCTTAAACATATATTCTCACAAGTTCTTGATGTTAAATATAACATAGCTTGCAATAAGTGTCTAGTTGCTGTATTAGAGTTAGCAGCAGCTAATTTCTGTAACCCAACTAAAGCATTTTTATCTGGAGTACTTCCATCTCTAGCTTCATTAAGACCCGTAACGTCTCTAATCATTTTTAGATAATACTCATAAGTCTGTATAAGAGATTGTATTTTAGCACCACCTGAACTAGACTGTAATTCTTGTATAGGAACTTTACCTCTATTAGGATCACCGTCTTGAGTTAAAGATCTACCTACAATACTACCAGTTTGAAAATACATGTTTAACGCCTCAGCAGGATTGTAATTAGTTCCATTACCTAAATCAACCTCTGCTAAACCATCCATATCTAAATATACACCATCTGGTACTATTCTAGACATCACTTGTTGTAGCTTTAAATGTGTTAACTGTATCATATCAGCAAAACCTGTTACTCTACTTACTAAGCTTTCTATTTTACCTTTATACATTCTAGGAGCACATATGCTGTAATTCATTTTAACTCTAGTTGTATCCGCAAAAGGTCTTGTCATGTTTTTAGATAATTCCCAACTCAACATCATAGGATGTCCTAGTATTTTAGCGCCACTATAAAGCGTTTCTATAGTTCTAGAAACTCTTTCAAAATTATCGTTTTCTGGTGGGTTAAATGTATCAGGCTTTTCTAAAGCTTTTTCTAAGCCTGTTGGTGTTTCTTTTATTTTAAAAACTTGATCGCTATACGTTTTGTATTCAAAGTAAAGTACTTGAACAGTTAAGTTATCATTTTTACCATTAAATCCTCTTAAGTATTCAGAGTTTCCATCATATTTTTGTATAGTTTCTAGTTCTTTATCTGTTAAGTAAGGAAATTGCATTTTTAAATCAGCCAAAGATATTGACTTAACTTCGCCTACGTAATATAAATCTTCAAAGTTTGGATCTTCTGTATATGAGTAAACTAAAGTTGATGGATCTACATAGTCTACAGTAATTCCTTCTGCTTGATTCCAGTTTGTTTTAGTACAAGCAATACCTAAAATTGTTAAATCTTGAGCTATTCTTCTTCTAGTTAAGTCATATTTGTTTCTCTGTAAAACATCATTTATAACTTCTTCTTCTGCTATTTCTATAGACTGCTTGTAATCTAATTGTAAATGCAGTTTTATTTCTTCTTCTGTTTCTAATCCTAACTCTTTGTACTGTGGTGATTGAACTTTTTGACCAGTGACTTGTTCTATTTTCTGTGCTAGCTCTCTTTCTCTAACGTCCCTCATCAATTCTTTAGCATAGTCAGTTCTTTTTTTAGTAGAAAAAGGATCAACAGCAAATGCTTTTATTTCATAATTTCTTTGAGACATTCCATTAACAACAATATCTACAAACTTAGGTATCACAGGTACAGGTTTCCAATCAAGGTTTAAATAACTTAAATCTCCATTTATAGCAAGTTCATCTTTGTATTTCTTTGTTGGTTGCTCTGCTCTTGCGTATAATCTTAAACTATGATAGTTATTGTAGTTTACCGCATAACCAGGATTATTAGTACCATATCTATAGTTTTTAAACCATTCTCCCTCAATAGCTCTAGCAACAGCAAGCCCATATTCTAAAGTAGCTTTCTCTGCATCAGGTACTACCTGATCTGGAAAAGAACTATTATTAGTTGTGTAAATCATATATTATTGTATTAATTTAGAAATTGCTCCTTCGTTATTATATCTTTTAATTCCTAGGTTTATTTTTTTAGAAACCTTATCTTGAACAGGTCTATACTTATTTTTATTACAAGCCATTATAGCTAGTCCAGAACTTATAGTAGCATCAAACTTTGTTCTATTGTTTATGTTAAACCTAGACCAATCTATTAGTGTTTTTTGAAAATACATATTACCCATTGAGTTTTGTAATTGACCAACATTGTCGCTTATATAAGACTCTATAGCTGCAGCATGAGCTTGTTTAATATCTTCACTTGAGTTAGGTATTCCACCTATCTCTCTTTCTGTAGTAGATAACTTATTCCACACTTTATCAGGTCTATTCATGCTAAAACCTCTATAGCCTCTTCTTTTAAAATAATAAAGTAATCTTGGTTTATTATTTTCTACTAAAATTGGCATGCCGTAAAATATACAAGCCATTAAAACATCTTCAAAAAATATCTCAGCTGTTTGTGGCCTTGATATATATTCTAAAAAGAAATGATTAGGCGGTGCATCTTCCATGCTAAATTTTGTTAATCCATGAAGTGCTCCTTTAGAGCCGCGACCGTCAACAGTGCCAGAAATATCATAACTATCACATCCGAAAGCTCCCATATGTTCATTACCTGGATATTTAATTCCATTTTTTATTATAACATTGTTTTGTATAGAAACTTCAGGAACCCAACTAACTCTAAACCTACCATTAGCGTTAGGCATAAAACTTACGCTAGTATCTTTAATTCCATTTTTCCATTGAAAATTACCCAAAGATATAATAGCATTATTATTAGCTTCTTCATTAAAATCTATTTGTTCATATATTTTAACTAGATTAAACAAACTATCTTTTGTTTCATCTCTAAAAGCATGCTGCTCTGTTCTTGGGAATTGTCTGTAATATTCGTTTAAACTGTCTTGATCTGATTTGAGTCCTTCAACTTCGTTTTCCCAGTGCTCAAT